CTAAGTGTGTAACCATCAAACTCCGTATCATCAAGGACTGCGTTACCGCCTCCTAATGATATGATAGAGTTACCTACCGCAGTTGTCTCTTGATATAACTTTATCACTGCACCATTCTCCGTTCTAAAGTGAGGAGCAGCGTTACCAGCGGTTACGTCAGCAGAGTATTGTCTATAAGCATCGGTTGCACTTGTGGTTGGTGATGTTGCGTTGTATTGGATTATACCTTCGTTAGATATATCCCATCTAAGCACACCATTTGACCCACCCGTGTACATTCTAATAGGGTTGCCTAAGAAGTTTAATCCTCCGTTACCATTGTTGATTAATGATGTTCCGTCAGGGTTATATACACCACTCGCAGTTACACCACTTGAAGCATATACAAGGTTGGTAAACTTCGTTCCACCGCTCACATCCGTACCAAGTTGCACTGCACTAAACGCAAGAGATGATGTATTTGTATTCTCAAACTTAATACCTACTGTTGCGTTGATATTTTTCAATATCTTGAACGGATTGTTCGTGTCTGGTGTTGTTCCTATCGCAATCGCATCACTCACCCTTGCCGAGCCGCTAACATCAAGTTTGTAGGAATCGTTTTGGTTGCCTATTGAAAAATTACCAGAAGCGTTTAATCTAACCTTCTCACTACCTCCAACAATAAAATTAAAATAATTTGATGCATTGTTATTTCTAATTCCAGTAAAACCATAACTTGTGCTATTTGTGGAATTATAATATGCAGTTATTTGATAATCTACTGCATCATAAATATCTAATTTGCTTGTTGGACTATCAGTGCCAATACCTACATTACCAGTACCACTAACCCAAAATTTATAAGTTGAACCACTATACAATCCTAATAAGCCAGTAGAAGAATTTTGTGCCCCTTGAACAAATAATCCATAACCATCAGTGGTATTTGTATTTTTTAAAATTGTGTTCCAGTTACCAGACGTATTTGTTGTCAATTCTAAAGCTACTGCTGGACTCGCCGTTCCTATCCCCACCCTATTATTAGTCGCATCAACGAACAATGTGTTGGTGTCAACGGTTAGGTTGCCAGTGATTGTTGCTGCACCAGAATGTTGAAAAACATTTGTATTCGTAATAGTAAAACCTCTTGTTCCACTTACATTTTTAAATGAAAAATTACCATTTACATCTGCTGATATTAACCCATCATTACCAGTACCAGTATCACCAGTTAATCTTATATTTTGAGCAACTGAACCAGCTACTATTTGTCCAGTTACATTCAAACTACTACTTAATGTAGCTGCACCAGTTGATGCTATTGTTAAACTTCCACCGCCATAAGTTCCTAATTGTAATGCATAACCAGTTTGAGTTCCATCATTTGCTCCTATTTGTAAATATCCCTTATCAACACCGTTACCATTTTGTAGTGTTATACCAGTACCTCTACCAGTTGCGTAGTCAGCAGTATTTTTAATATATATAACACTTCTTAATCCTCCGTATGTATCTTGAAATATATTTTGAGTAGGAGTTCCACTTCCGCTACTTCCAGTTCCAACTTGCAGTCCACCCGTTATCTTCGCAGTGCCAGTGACTTGGAGTTTCTCACCGCTGTCGGCAGTAAATGTTCCGATGTGGAGGTTTTGTAAAGGAGTCATTCTTGCTACCTCAGAAATTGTTCCACTATTATCTGTTGTTTCAAATAACAAATAACCAGCATAAACACTTCCATTGTTCCTACCAGAAATACGACCAAATACAAAATTATTGACTGCATTGTTACCACCAAATGCAATAGACCCACCTCTATTTGCAGCCGAAGCGGTTGTAGTAGATATTAATAAGTTGGCATTACCAACATTATCTACCGCATAATTACTACCAAAAATTCTAACTGTATAATCAGAACCTAATACTGTTTGAGTACCAATTTGCAATTTTGAAAGAGGATTTGTTGCCCCAACCCCTAAGTTCCCACTAGCATCAAGTGTCATTGCTTGGGTGAAGGTGATAGCGTTTCCAGCAGTGCCAGATGGGGCATTCCACCAAGAGTGGCTACCTTGATATTGACTATAACGAGAAGCAGCTACACTACTATTTTTATATCTTGTTACAGCACTTGTATCAATATACCAGTTAACTCCTGATGCTAACGAGTTAAAAGAACTTGATGCAGTTTCACTATAAAAAACTCCATTTGCACCTAACTCAAATGCTTTTGCACCAGATAACCACGCACTCGGAGTCACACCCAGACCGAGATTGCCAGATGAATTTATTGTTGCATAAGTAGAACCACCACCACTACTTCTAAAATAATGTGCAGTATTATCGTAATAGTTTGCAGCATCACCAGTACCACCAAGATAAATACCTACACCACCACTTCTACGATATATTTCAGTATAATTAGTTGTTTGTGTGATTAAAGGAGTAGCCGCACTACCAGCATTTATTGATAACGAACCAGATGTTCCTACATTTAATGTACCACCAATCGTAGTATTCCCCGTCACCTTCATAGTCCCCGTCACTTGTAGCTTCTCGCCTGAATCGGAGGTAGAATTTATTACAAAATTACCAGTAGAAAATATTGTCGCTCTCCTATTATTACCACCAGATGCTAAAATTAAATCTGCCTCTGCTCTTATACCAAAATTATTTGTACCTCCACTTGTTATAATTCCATCACCATTACCAATATAACCAACAAGAGTAGATGTATTTATTAAATACGCATTATACATCTCAAAACTTGTAGTTATTGCCCTAAATGGTATATTTGTGGCAGTTGATTGTGTTATTCCACTTATATTAGTATTACTACCTAATGTTATTAAAGAACCAGTATCGGTAACATTACTATTCCCAAGCGTTGTCGCACCTGTTGCTTTAGGCAAATAGTTAGTTGTAAGCGAACCCGTTATCCCAGCATCGCTATCGTTTACCCAAGATGTGCCGTTGTACTTTAGCACTTGACCATTGCTCGGAGAACTAATCGCCAAAGGGAATGTGTATAAGCTACCATCACCACGAAGGATTTGCGTAGTCGCACCCGAAGCAATGTACTTTTGGAAGCGAGTGTTAGTCGTTCCATTACCTATATAAAGGTCAAAGGTGTCCGTTGTGAATAGTGGCTCACCAGCTAATGCCGTAGGAATCCCACTCGCTAAACCCCTTTTAAATCTTAATGTATTTGCCATATTACCAAGTTCCGAAATTTATTGAATTTGTATTTATCCAAAGTCCGTTTGTGTATTGTAAAACATCTCCCTCCTGCACATTAGTAATCTGTACCCCATGTAATTCGTCTAGTTCGTAACCATTAGCAATACGAACCTCAATAACCCCCTGTGTTGGATGTGACCTAACGCAATATCCTAAAAATACTGCGTGATTAGGCTCTGCTGGAGGACTAGTTACTATGCTTCCTGCCGTTGTTCCTAACCACAATAGTTGACCTTCTGTTAAACTTTGTGTATCTATATTCTGTAACTCACCAATAGTAACTACATAACCAGTAGAGTTATTAGCTATACTTGTTCTTGTTATACCAAAAGTTTTACTAGATGTGCTCTCCATTGTAGCACTCGCTAAAGCTATTGTAGGCTTATTACCAGTTGCTCCGTTTATATAAACTACCTTACCTGCTGCAATAGTTGAACCAGATTGATTCCTAACTAAAGTAACAAGACCTGCAACGTCTTGATTTATAATTAAACCAGTATTAGATTCTACAGTTATAACCTGCTCTGTAGTGTTAATATCAATAGTGCTAGTATTAACATTAATATCTATTTGTTGGTCTGTAACTGCAACCTCTACACTTTGTTCGTTTACTGTTATTTCCGTCATGGTTTATCTAAATAAACTTTAAATGCACCCCACAAATATGTTTTAACTACTCCAGTCATATAAGTAACTTTTAAAGTATACTCGTAGTTTCCTTCAGCTAGGTTAACTAGCTTACTTAAATTAATCTGGTTATTACTTGCTCCACCTATTGTGATTCCGTCACCTTCGTTAGCTTCCCACAAAACAGTAGTAGAACAACCTTGTGTTATCTCTATATGCACATCTTCATTAGATAGGTTTATAGGAGTTCCATCTACTGATAATGCAAAAGTCTGCACCCAGTAATCACCTTTTACAATTTCTATATCTAATTCTGCAGGTTTAAAATCGCTTGTCATGGTATTTGGCATCTATTGTTTATACTTGGCAGCGTAATACTTACATCAAGCCTAACCCCTGCTAAGTAATCGGGTTCTGCTTCTCTAAAAAATTGAACATTTATATTATCACTTGTTATCCACTCGTTAGAAGGAGTTCTAAGTCTTGCTACAATATCTTCTGCCACTAAACTCATATCACTTAAAACCTCTTGTGCTCCTGTTTCTAGTAAGTGTCTATCTAGTAAATAAATGCTAAAACTAAAAGATAATTGCTTAGCTAAAAAGTTACCTCCATCTAAGTCATAAAACATAGCAGGATAAACCACGTCTGCGTCATCTAGCTTGTCTGCGAAATCCCCGAAGATTACTGTGTTTATCTGCGGATGGCTCGTTCCGTAGCTGCTTATCTGTTGTACGATATTGTTGAGGGTCATTTTTACTTAAATATGTTTTTAGTTTCTCTTGATTTTTTAAGTTAGCTTTTTTACTCATTAATCACAACATTTTTGTGGGTTGTCACCTTGATATAATTCTCTAAATATCTTCTCACCTTTGCAACAATATGGGTCATTTAACCAAATAGAAGCGGTATATCCGTCATTCTCTGGTTTAATAGCGTCATATCCTGCTCCGTAGTTTAGATATTCTGGATATAAAGTATTATTTTGTTTTAAGTATTTAATTAGTCTTTGCTTGTAGAACTCTGCTCTAGCCTTGTACCTATTAGCAATATCTATCATATCCTGCATAGAAGGTAACTCTGTATTTTCAGAACCCTTCCTAACTAGACCTTTATTGTAAAACTGATAGCTTAACCCTTGAGGTAACTCACTTAGAACATAGTTAATTAAACAATCTACTATATAATCGTCAAGTAGTGACTTTTCGTCACAGTTTAAATTACCACAATCTACACCATCCTGTAATCTTTCGTAAAGGCTAGTACCTAACGCAGGTAGTATATACATATCTTGGCAGGTTTTAATCTCTGGCAAAATTAGTTTCTCATCTACGTTATTATGCAAACCGCTTCTATCCTTAATTGTCTCTACTGATATAAATAAAATATTAGCACTCATTTCTTTTTATTTTCTGGTAACCACATTTGATACCCATTGATGTCTACATGAAGGAGAATGTGTATTTGTATTAGGTTTAGTATACCATCCGCCTCGTCTGTCCCATACAGAATAACCTAGTCTGACACTCATTTGCTCAATCTCTGCTCTAGAATACATTTTATTAGCACTCATTAGGTATTTACAAAATGGTCTGCTAGTTATAGAATCAGCATCACTAAACCCTCTTTTCCACTCGTAAGAGTATCTGATTAAAAACTCTGTAGTTTTAGGTTTAATCTTTTCTACTATGTCTCTTAAAGGTTCTGTTAGTTGTCTTTCTACAATTACGTTGGAATCTATGCCTTCTCCTATTGTGTACTCTGTAGGCTTAATAAAGCCCCTTTTTTCAAGGGCAGTAATGATTCTCTTAATAACTCCTACATCTTCCTTTAAAGTGTCTGCAATGACCTCTGGTGTTATTCTTTTATCCTTGCTTATTAAGTCCAAAACATCAGATTGTAATTGTGTTACATCTGCGAATAATTCAACATCTTCAAAATAATTCTTCTGCTTCCAAACTTCAAACTCTGACTTATCCTCACCAAACTCAAAAAAAACAGAATAAGCATCTGCCATCTCAACAGGTGCTAACTCTGGTGCAGTTTGAACAGGAGCATACTTAGTCATGTCAATACCCAACTTTTCAAGAATCCATTCCTTAGGTGCAACTTCTTTAATTGTAGCCTCGCTAAATTCTATACCGATAGGCTCTGTAGGGATAATTCTCATTTCTTCACTATAGCCAAAATAACCAGCCATAGTATTCATAAACGATTCTAAAAATTGCTGCTTACCAGTTACGTATGTGCTCTTAAAAATTTCGTAGCCATCCCTCATCTCTGTGCGAGTACCTAGCTTACCAGCTACCGCAATACCAAAAATAGAAGGAGTAGTAACTTGGTGTCCAGAGAATATGTTTGTCTGAATCAACTCATCTACCCTACCGAAATCTTCTTTAGTTAAATCTGACTGCCCTAAATCGTCTACAATAGGCTTTCTAGAAGCATCGTTTACGAATGACAACATATACTTAACTCCGTCAGAGCCAGTATAGGTATTTTTAAACTTCCTGTGAATTTCGTTTTGTTCTTCTCTTGAAGGAGTACCATCTGGAAGGGTAATTAGTTTTGAAGCACTAAACCCAGTCTTAGCATTACCTAAAACGTGCTTAGATACCTCTATATCCGATTCTATGTAATTTAAAGCACCAAAGTAAACAGGCAAAGAATAAACGCCTATATTCGGTCTGTATTCCTTTAGATAGATAATCTGTTTACCTTGTTGGACTTTAGGATTAAAAGCAGGATAAACAAACTCTAACTTTTCTTTGTAATCTTTCCAGTTCTCTTTATACCAGAATTGGGTGTTATCTTTATTAGTTCTAATCTTAGTGTAGTCAATATGCCACATTTCTGCTACCTTACCCAAACCCCAAATAACTTCAATATAAGCACCACCAAATAACTCTAAGTCCATTGAAATCTTCCTAGTCAAGTCATTAAGATTTTCAGACCTATTAGGTTTCTCTATAAACTGCTCATTACCAGTCCAACCATTACCACAGATATAGTGTACTTTATTTCTGACAATAGCGTTATGCTTAGCAGACTTGTTAAACAACTCAACCAAGTACAAAGGATAATCGTTCTTTTCCCCATACTCCATATAACCCTCTTTCTTCTTCTCTCTATATTCGGGTTGCTTAGCCTCTGCAAATTGTACTAATATAAAATTCTCTCCTTTCATTGTCTTACTTTAAATGTATCGTTAGTCTGATATTCAGTATAAACATTCTCTGCGTCATTTAACCACATAATCCCACTTTCTAACTCGTTTAGTCCAGTAGTATCTTGGTTAGAAGTACTGGTCTGCTCATATACAAAATATGAATACTGCCCTCTAGGTTTACTAGAAAAGTATTTATCTACCTTTAAACTGAATTTATTGTATCTATCTTTATATTGTGATACGTCTGCAGCGTTTAATAAAACAAACTTTACCTCGTTA